GGTAGTTTCTGATGAGCTGGACAATAAGCAACAATTATCTTTCGGAATCTCAGATGCAGGGCAACGCCCTTGAAGTGTATAAGTATTTCGCTGGAAAAGGCTGGACACTGAATGCAATCGGGGGCATCCTTGGAAATATGGAAAAGGAGTCCAACATTAACCCCGGACTCTGGCAGAGTCTGAATGAAGGAAACTATAGCGGCGGCTTTGGACTGGTTCAATGGACACCGGCAACGAATTATACCGATTGGGCGAAATCCAATGGATATGCAATCACAGATCCGGTTGGACAGTTGCATTGGATTGATACTCTTTCAGCATCTTCCGGCCAATGGATAGCAACGAGTTCCTACAGTATGACATGGGCGCAGTTCAAGAGTAGCACAGAGACACCAGAATATCTGGCCAGCGCTTTCCTTAAGAACTTTGAACGCGCGGGCGTTGAGGTAGAATCTGCAAGACGCAGTGCAGCAAGAAAATGGTATGAATATCTGAAAAAATACGCTACAGGAAGTCGGATTATAGAAAAGGCTGTTGAGTGGGCGGTGGCAATCGCAAAGGATGACAGTCACGGATACGATCAGGCACACAGGGATGGACCGGATTATGATTGTTCGTCTCTTCTTTGCTGGGCGTATTACAATGCGGGACTTAACACAAGACCAGGATATACACCGGCTACAGGAACGATGTACAGTGTATTTCTTTCAGCAGGATTTGAAGATGTTACATCGCAGGTGAATCTGTCCACTGGATCTGGTCTGATAAGAGGAGATGTCCTGTTGAAACCAGGAAGCCATACAGAAATGTTCATAGGGAATGGACAGCTGGTAGGAGCTTCACAAAATGAATTAGGTGGAATCACAGGAGGACAGACCGGAGACCAGACGGGGGCTGAAA